ATTAATGAAAGCAAGATTAAAGTTACAAACAGCAGACCTTAAAAAGTCTGGTCATAATAAGTTTGCGGGATACAAGTATTTTGAGTTAGGTGATTTCTTACCTACTATTCAAGAGATTTGTAATGAGGTGGGTATCTGTGGCACAGTAACATTTTATACAGACATAGCAATTCTTACTATTACAGATATGGATGATGTTACACAGTTTATTGAGTTTAAATGCCCTATGTCAAGTGCAGCTTTAAAAGGTTGCCATGACGTTCAGAATCTAGGTGCAGTGCAAACTTACTTGCGTAGATATTTATGGACTAATGCTTTTGAGATTGTAGAGCATGATGCTATTGACGCTAGTGCAGGTGCTGTTATTAAGATGAAAGATACTAAAGCAGAGGACTTTATCTAATGGAACAACGGTCAGAAGAGTGGTTTCAAGCACGATTAGGTAAGGTTACAGCTAGTCGTGTGGCTGATGTACTAGCAAAGATTAAGAGTGGTGAATCTGCGTCTAGACGTAACTACAAGATTCAGTTAGTAAGCGAAAGATTAACTGGAGAGAAGCAAGAAACATATGTAAACCAAGCAATGCAAGATGGTATTGACAGAGAGTTTTATGCTAGGGAAAAGTATGTGCAACAATTCGGGGAAGTGGAAGAAGTAGGGTTTATTCAACACCCTACTTTGGAAGCTGGTGCTAGTCCAGATGGTCTTGTAGGTACAGATGGGATTATTGAAATTAAATGTCCTATGGGAAGTACCCATACAGAAACATTGATGACACAAGATATTCCAAGTAAGTACGTTCCTCAAGTCCAGTTTCAACTTTTGGTTACAGGTCGTAAGTGGTGCGATTTTGTAAGCTATAACCCAATGTTTCCAGAGCATTTACAGGTATTTGTAAAGCGTATAGAAGCAGATCCAGTGTATCAAAAAGAGCTTGAGTCAGAAGTAAAACAATTCTTGGAAGAAGTAGATACAATCATAAATAAACTTAAGGAGATTAAGTAATGTTTAATGATATAGAAAGGCAAATGTTAATTAAAGCGTCTAGTGGATTACATGCAGAAACATTTCATTCATTAGATATTGAAGAGCAAGAGAAGCAAATGGAAAAGTTGGATAAAGTTATTGGTCAGTTAATTAAACGTAATCCTGATAACTTTACAGGTAGCACAGTAGCAAATTTTTATAAAACACAAGGAAAATAAAATGGCAGAATATGACAACACAAACACGTTTACTTTATTTAAGAATGACAAAGGTGACAATCCTAAACGACCAGATTACACAGGTATTGCTAACGTAGATGGTATTGAATTTAGAATTAGTGGCTGGATTAGAGAAAGTGCTAAAGGTAAGTTTATTAGTGGATCTGTACAACTAAAAGATGGTGATGTTAAGCCTAAACAAGCAGCAGTAGATGAGGATGTTCCTTTTTAGGAACACCCTCTCTAAATGTTATTACTTGTTCATAACGTACATAGTTACTTCAAAGCCAAAACGCATTTCAGTTGCTGATGGTGATGTCCACATAGTTTGCTCCTTGTTTATGACATACAAAATTGTTTGTCTAGCAAATTATGCTGTTTTTGCAATACAAAAGCAAGTAAGAAATATTTATATTACCCTAATGAAAATACGGAGACATTATGGAAGAGATTATAGATTTTGATGACAATAGTGTGTTGGCACATACCCCAGAGGGTAAATTGCTGACATGTATACTAACGCAAGCAGTAGAAGATGCTTTATATAGACACGCACCTAATAAATCAGGTACTAAAAATATGAAGTATCATCATAAGATTAATTTTGAAAACAAAATAGACGCTATTAAATGGTTGTTTACTAATAGCGAATTATTAGATTCATGTTGTTTTGTAGTAAACGTGCATAAAGATTCTATTAGAAAAAAGATAATAGATATTATAGGTGCAGATGTTATTCATCCACTTGTGTATAATGTTTACAAACCATAATGGACATGCAACTGACAGAGCATGACGTTCATTGTATAGCTACAGCCGTCTATACAGAAGTCAATACACAATCACTACAAGAAAAGTTAGGGGTTATTCATGTGATTGCCAATAGAATAAGGTCTAAAAGGTTTGGTAAAGATGCTTGTGAGGTTGTATATAGTCGTGGGCAGTTCATAGGAGTAGAAAACTATGTAAATGGTAAGCAAGCTAAACCCGATCAAAAAATCTTTTTAGAAACTCAATTACTTGTACTTGACACATTAGTATTTAAGAAGTATGCTAACCCAGTTGCAAATAGTCTTTATTTTCATGATGATAGTATAGATATGAGATTTATTTGGAATAAAAAGAAAGTAGTCCACATAGGAAGGATGGTATTTTATTAATGAAACCTATAGCATGGCTTGTAGAAGAGTTTGACAGCACAGGGAAACTTGTATGGTCTGGTCTTATGACTTCAGAACCTACGGAACTTTCATGGTTAAAAGACCTTAAATTAAAACTTCATAACGTTACGATAACACCATTAATACCAGATACCAAAAATATTGTAAAAGTAACTAATGTTAAAAAATATGATAGCAAAAAACTAACGGAGGCTTACGGTGGCAACTAAACCAAATTTATTTATAGCAACACCAATGTATGGAGGTTTATGTTATGGCACTTATTTAGAGTCTATGCTTAAACTGCAAGCATGGCTTAATGCTAAAGACATAGAAGCATACTTTTCATTTTTGTATAATGAAAGCCTTATTACTCGTGGTCGTAATACATTAGTTAATGACTTCTTAAAAGGTGACGCTACACACTTAATGTTTATTGATGCTGACATACAGTTTGAGGCACAACACTTATTAAAGATGATTGACTCTGATGTAGAGATTATATGTGGCTTGTATCCTAAAAAAGAAATTAACTGGGGTGCAGTATCTTTTGCTATTGAAAAGAAAGTGCCACAAGATCAACTTAAATACTTTACTGGCGAGTATGTAGTAAATATGGTTGGCGATGTTGAGAAACAACTTGTGCCATTAGATAAGCCATTTGAGATTAAACATGGCGGTACAGGTTTTATGTTAATTAAACGTGAGGTATTTGAAAAGCTAAAAAACAAGTGTCCATCTTATAAACACAACATGAATGATGTTAATGACAATTCAAATATAGGCGACCAAGTTGTAGAATACTTTACCACTAGCATTGATGAACAAAATCATTTGTTAAGTGAAGATTATCACTTCTGTAAACTAGCTAGAGACAATGGTATTAAAGTTTGGGGTGCAGCATGGGCTCAACTAGGTCACACAGGCACTTATCAATTTAGTGGCAGGCTTGTATGATTATACCTAATGACATGATTAGCCATGTAGGTAAGATATTTCAAGGTGAATATGCTATAGAAGGTATAGGCAAAAGCCCTTACATTATAGACATTGGTGCTAACGTAGGTGGATTTGCAGTATGGGCACATGAATACTTTGATAAACCAAAGATAGATTGCTATGAGCCTATAAAAGAAAACTATAATCTATTAAGACAAAATATAGCAGGAACTGACATAGCCATTAGAAACTTTGCTATTGGCAAAGAAGATGGTGAGCGTATGATGTACTACGGATTAAATAACTGTGGTGAAGCTAGTATGTTTCAAGGTAAAGAACAAAGAGCAGAAGGTGAGATAGTTAAAGTAATGTCTGGTAAACACTTGCCAGAGTGTGCCATCATGAAAATAGATACAGAAGGTGCAGAAATAGAGATACTAGAGAGCTTGACTGTACAACCAGTAGTATTTCTTATAGAATTCCATAGTGCATGGAATAGAAGACGTATAGATGAATTATTGTATGACTATACCTTGATAGATTGCACAATGCGTGGTTATAATTACGGAATCTTAAAGTATTTAAGAGGTAAATTTTAAAAGGAGAATCATATGGATAATATAAATCATCCAAAGCATTACTTGGTAGGTGGTATAGAAGCAATAGATGTCATTGAAAGTCGCTTGACAAAAGAAGAGTTTATTGGATACCTTAAGGGTTGTAAGATGAAATACGACTTACGTTACCCTTTTAAAGGCAAGTTTGAGGAAGATTTAGACAAGTCTGAATGGTATAAAAATAAACTATTAGAAATAGTTAAAGATGAAGATGTTGTTAATCCACCAGAGGTTGCTGCTCAATTACAAAGACTAGAAATGGTTGATGATTAACATTCCGATCAAGGATGAAATTGTTAGTCATTGTAGAAGTTTACTAAAAAAAACTAACTTTGGTAATAGAGGTGTTGCTGATGGCAATGCCTCTGAACAGTTAAGAGGTATTGTAGGTCAGTCTGTTGTTTTAGATTTTTTAGGATTACCATTCATTGAATCTAATGGATTTGATAATGGAATAGATTTTACATATAAAAATAAAACGTATGATGTAAAAACTATGGGAAGAAATTGTGAGCCAAAGCCATACTTTGTAAATAATCTAATTGGATTGCAAGATAAATACAAAGTAGATAGATACATATTTTGTAGTTTAAATAGAACCAATATGATATTAACTATTTGTGGCTGGATAGATAAAAATGATTTTATTGAAAAAGCTAGTTTTTATAACAAAGGTACTGTAAGAACTAGAAGTGATAATACATCTTTTCAAACAAAAGCTGATTTGTATGAATTACAAAACAAAGAATTGAATGATTTTAGTTTAATCGTCTAGTTCTGGCACTTCTGAATAAACGGAAAGCCCATCACCACTAATTTCGATGTGGCTTCCGTCATCTAACATTATAATAAGCACGTCTTCACCGTAATAGGCTTCTGCTTCTACTACCATTTTGCCTACCATGTGCTCACATAACTGTTGAATGTTCATAATTTTCCTTATATGCTGATAACTGATTCTTTTGTAACTTGTTCTGATTTCACTGATCTGCTCCATTTACCACATCCTTGACATTGGAATCGTTGATAGTGTCGTGATAAATTAACTGCTGAACCACGCTTTTGTAATTTGCTAGAACCGCAATTTGGACATACTGTATTTGCGGAATACGCATTGTGGTTAGGGTGGTTTTTAATCCATGCTTTAAACTTGTCATAAACTTTTTCAAGTAGTACTACATCGTTTTTATTGTACTCTTCCATAGTCTTCCAAGCTTTACGATCATCGTTCATACACTTAACCCACAATGTATGACCTTCATGTTCTGTTTTAGAACCTAAACCTAAAGCCTGTGATACATAATCTAGCTTGTTAGAAACAAACCTAAACTGTCTTCTTGCTACTTGTAATAAATCTATCTGTTTAGCGGGTGCTGGAGGCGGCATACCTGCTAATAAAAACTCTTTGTGTAGTATGGGTATGTCAAACCTAGAACCGTTGTAGTGAACGATGGCATCAGCTTCATCAAGAAGTTTATGCACAGAGTCTAGCATCTTTTGTTTGCCAGATTTTTGAATAGAATCAAACATGATTTTAGATTCACCGTACCACTTGGCTGCATAGCAAAGGGTATAAGATGATTCTAATAATTGATTTATAGAGATGTTCTGGTCAAAGATACCCCAGACATGAGCAGTATTTGGTGCTACTTCTATATCAATAAGTAAAATTTTCATAATAACCTTTAGTTATAAGTTTACTTATTATATACCAAGAAATAGTCTGCGTTCATCCAATCTTCTGTTTTGTAAGCCTTTTAGGACTTTACCACCAGCTCTACAATATTTAACTAACGATTCCATAGCCGCTTCTTTATCGCCACGAAGCAACGCTTGACGGATGGTTGAACGCTGAAAGCATCCAAGACCCAGATTGAAGCAAAAAGAAACAATGCTATCGAATTCGTGTTGTCGAAGAGGCACGTTAGGTAGCATCTTGCGTACTCCCAACTCGAAACGATTGAGGTCGTGTTTAAGAATTCCATCTATTTCCTCGTTTGTAAATGTTTTATTCCACGCTTCTGGAAGAGACTTGCCATCTCCAATAAGATGACCCACACCGACAGTCCATAAACCAGCAGGACACTTGTAAGGCTTATTACGAACACCTTCATGATGTCGGATTAACTTGATAGCCTCTTTAGATACTTTCACGTTTCTTTTCCCATGTACGAGAACCGAAATAGAAACCAATAATACTTGCAGTAATAGCCATTTCTTCAGAGCCAAATACTTCTTGTGAAGCTACAACAAAGTCAACACCTGACCACATAGCCCATACCAAAGAAATAAGGTTGATAAGCACTAACTCCCCTACAAAGATGAAAGCGACTACAGGTCTAACCATAGCGTTCCAGTTTTTAACTGTAGGGCTTGCATTTTCTACTAACTTCTTATCATGGTCGTATAATGCTTCACGTTC